ATGTGTGGACGCTTTGCACAAGCACAGACCCGCGAAGAATATCTGGCATATCTGGCCGATGAAGCCGAGCGCGATATCGCTTATGACCCTGAACCTATAGGCCGGTACAACGTGGCGCCCGGTACCAAAGTCCTGCTGCTGAGCGAGCGCGACGAGCAACTGCATCTGGATCCGGTGTTCTGGGGATATGCGCCCGGATGGTGGGATAAACCACCGCTGATTAATGCCCGTGTCGAAACTGCGGCCACCAGCAGAATGTTTAAGCCGCTATGGCAGCATGGCAGGGCTATCGTGTTTGCTGATGGCTGGTTTGAATGGAAGAAGGAAGGCGACAAGAAGCAGCCATACTTCATCCACCGGGTCGATGGGCAGCCAATATTTATGGCGGCGATCGGCAGTACACCGTTCGAACGCGGTGATGATGCCGAAGGATTCCTGATTGTCACCGCTGCAGCCGATAAAGGTCTAGTAGACATTCACGACCGCCGCCCTCTCGTTCTGTCACCTGAAGCGGCGCGTGAGTGGATGCGGCAGGATATTGGCGGAAAGGAAGCCGGAGAGATAGCAGCAGACGGGGCAGTGCCGGCAGATAAATTTATCTGGCACGCTGTGACGCGCGCCGTTGGCAATGTGAAAAATCAGGGGCCTGAGATGATCGAGCCAGTCAAGGATTAGATCGTAGGGTAGCTATCATCGCTCAGAGCCCGGATGATGAAGAACGTTACTCGACCAATCACCACCACCTCTTCCAGCGCGCTCCCCTCTATCGCCTCGCCATCTTCAGATATCAGTGCTTTACCTGCCAGTTTTACAAACTGCACTTCACCATCAGCAAGAACGGCGAGTGTATCTCCCTGTCTCGCATTCAGCGACACGTCGATAACCGCGTATCCCTCTGACGTTTCCAGGATTCGACTATTCATTGATATCCCACAAAACATATCGACCGTTAAGCGCCTTGAAAGATAATCAGCAGCCGGTGATGGAAATCCCATGTCATAGCCCTCCGTTAGGGTTATAGAGCATGAACAAACGCTCCTCACCTTCAGTAGGCGAAATGTCCTTGAACGTGCTTATGCTGGCCTCTATCCAGGCATTTGCATCACGCAAAGAGAAATCCCAGTTCACCTTCTTCAGTTCCCGCACAAAATCAACGGTTCGTAGTGTCCTGCGACCGCTTGGCTCAACAACTACAGCCGACCGGAATGCAGCCTCAATGTCATAACGACGTGGCATAGATTACCTCTAGCAATACTGTGTTTATATACAGTATTACTGATCACATGTGTTGATCAAGTTCGATGAAAGAATTTAGATGTGTGCTATTATTTTTCGTCATTTTCTTAGGGACTTACAAATTTGCGCAAAATTTGCTCTCATGACTGTTGCTCAGCGCCGTCCCTGATTAACAAATGGAACCCATGATGGCTTTCAACTCACTTCACTATATTTTTATATTTCTTCCAATAGTTGCGCTTGTTAACTATTTAACATGGAAGCTACATCCGCAGATATCTCGATTTTTTATCACCGCCGTCTCCATCTGGTTTTATTGCCAGCTTGCTCAGTATGGCGTGATCTGGCTGGCACTGTCCTGTGTCGCCACTTACTTCTCATATCTGTTCGGGAATAAATTTATATTCAGGAAAACGGCATTTGGCGCTGGTATTATTTTCAACGTGGCTTTGCTGTGCTTCTTTAAATATAAGTACCTAATCGTAGGGAGTGGATTGTCATTCGCGATTGATGATTTGATTGCGCCGATTGCTACAAGCTTCTTTGTTTTCCAGCAAGTGTCGTTCCTTGTTGATGCGTATAAGCGAAAGATAGAGCGAGTGTCATTCCTGGATTACGTTTATTACGTCACCTTCTTCCCTAAGATGGTATCCGGCCCAATAACCCGTTACGATCGGTTGATGTCCGGAAGCGATACCGGGCTTAGCAGCAGCAAGTTGATCAGCGGCCTAATGCTTCTTTCTGTCGGCCTGTATAAGAAAATCGTTCTATCATCTATCTTCGCCCAGGTAGCTAATGCAGGATACGCGGCTGAAGCGCCATTAAAACTGGTTGAGTCGTGGATGACGTCCCTATCCTACACCATGCAGATTTACTACGATTTCTCTGGCTATTCCGACATGGCAATAGGCTCTGCGCTGATCCTTGGAGTCTCTCTGCCAGCAAACTTCAACTCACCTTATAAGGCAGTGAACATCCGAGATTTCTGGAATCGCTGGCATATATCTCTCTCCACATGGTTACGCGACTATGTCTACATCCCTCTTGGAGGTAGCCGTCATGGATACCCAAGAACGCTGGTAAACCTGCTGATCACTTTTGCAATCAGTGGTGCGTGGCATGGTGCGACAATCAACTTCATTCTCTGGGGCGTTCTGCACGGCATGGCAACTTGCATCAACGTTACCTGGGCAAAGTTCGGATACTCAATGCCTCGCCTTGCCGGATTTATAGTCACATTCCTGTTTATTAACTTCTCCTGGGTCCCATTCAGGGCTGAAAGCTTCGATAAGGTAGTTAGTGTCTATAGGGGGATGCTTGGCCTAAATGGGATGGATGCGATCAGCATGTGGTCTGAAAAATTAATCATGGAAAGCGAAAACCGATATGAGGTTTATAAAGAGCTGACTACCTTGGGGTTGTCATCCATGTCGACAGTCTTTGTACTTGCGTTGTCTCTGGCATTTTCTTTCATTGCGAAGAACAGCAATGAACTTTCATGCCATGAAATCAATGGGCAGGTGGTTAAGTATCGCAACGTATTTATTTGCTCTGCTCTCTTCGCTGTATCGGTTATATGCCTGTTTGGTGGCGCCGGTTCAACAAGCTTCATTTACTCGAACTTCTAACGGTGATGAAAATGTCAAAAAACAGCAAATCAATCATCACTTTTGTGGCCGTATTCGTGCTCTTTATGTCGGCTTACATATACCTTTATTTCTGGCAGATAGGCAGACCAGTTGTGGCGGAATGGTGGCTTAAAAATACCATAGAGAAAAAGGAGCTTTTATCTGACTCGACGCCGGGCCCAAGGATAGTAATTATCAGCGGGTCTAACTCACTTTTTGGGATTAGCGGCGATGTAATTGAGAAGAAAACAGGCATGAAGGTGGTGAACCTCGCGCTGCATGCAAGCCTGGATATTGACTACCTGGCATACATACTTCGCCGGAATATCAGAAGCGGTGATATTGTCATAGCCCCGCTTGAATATGAGTATTACAGAAGGGATGGCACACCTACGACATGGTTCATCACCAATATGCTCGGATGGGGTGGTGAATACGTAAAATCAAGAAACATTTATGATCAGGTCAGATTGATTACCTTCACAAATAAAGACCGGGTTATTGAGGGTATTTTGACAGGCGGCGACTTGAAGTATGCTCCGCTTGAAGAGGTGATTGCTACTACTCCAGCTTCTGATTTCGAATACAAGAAATACCTGTATAGTTCAATGGACCGTTACGGATCAATGCAGATGTCATATTACGATCAGGGGATGCTTGTGCGTATGGAAAGGCAGCAAGATAAATATGAAGTGATGCTCTCGTATGGAAAAAAAGACCTTTCGTTTACTGATTATGCGAGGTCAGGTATTAGTAAACTAAAGAACATCACTGAAGCTAGCGGTGGTACTTTCTTCGTTACCTGGCCAGCATCTATCAAGACAAAATTCTTTAACAGGGATGACCAACAGGCAATAGCGTTCACCAAGAGTATTAAAGAAAACCTGGAATCAATGCACGTCCATGTGCTTTGCGATCCATTTTACGCCAACCTGGATTTCAAGATGTTCTCAGATACCATCTATCACCTCAACAGGACTGGCTCAGTAATTCGTTCAGAGCGGCTAGCTGAATGCCTGGTTAATAGAAAATAGCTATCCATGTGCTATACCGGTGTCCACTGGGCAGCCGTTGGCGTCGTTCCTGATGTCGGCGGCTGAAGCTTCCACATTGTTGTGCCGTCCTGAGAAAGCGCCCGAATCTGCGTGCCTGTAGCTGTTGTCACTACTTCTGCCAGAACTTTGCCTGCCGAGTTTTGGATAACAACGCCAGAGTTATGAGATAGAATTATCCTTGATGAGTTGGCTGTTATTTTACCAAGGCGCACCCCAGTCGCAGGATCATCATATTCAACGCTATTCGTAAGTAATTCAGGAACCCAAGTATTATTTTGGGTGAACACACTCCAGCCAACAAGATAATTATCTGTAAAAAATTTCAGGTATCCCAATGGGTCTGACGTCGTGTTCACCTTGAATAAAGCCTTGCTGGCGAACTGGGATCCAGCACAATGGCTGAAAGATACGTTGAAATTATTTGTATCTGAAAGCAGTGCACAGGTATTACCTGAACCATCAAGTTTAATCCAGCACTTATCAAATGATATGACCTGGCATCCCTGAGTCGTGCCAGTACTATCCATTTGCACTTTTACGATCTGTATTCCAGCATTTCTCTCCCACCAACATTCCTCAAAGTGTACCGACAGAATCCCTGCTACCCTGATCAGACCTGAGGTATTGTTGTTTGTTTCAAAATTGCAATTCCGCATGATGAACTGAAAACCGTTCTGAATATCTATTCCGTACGCACTGTTACTGCGGTAGAAACGACAATTTTCGAACAGATTAGCATTGGTTGTGAGGTTGCTTCCTACTAGGGACTGACCTGCGCAACGAACGTGCATATATGAGGAATACAGAGCTCCTTCTAATCCAAACCAGCAACCTCTTACTACTGCGAGAATTAAGTTGGCATCAATTCCATACGCAAGTGAAGCTTTGAAACTTATGTTTTCAATAGTAGGGTTTGCCACATAAATATTGCTTGGAGAATAAAACCCCTTCCCCAACCCAACTGTGTCAGTACCGATTGAAAAATCTCTAAACACCACACCTTCGCGATATGTTAGTACGAAGCTAAAGGCGGTTGATGTTGCTAAACCTCCTGTGATAATTCTTAATTCAGTAGTACTGCCACCTTGGAATATTTGATTGTTTCTTATTGGCTGGATGTTTAAAACACCGTACAGATCGCCAGGGAAACTGATGAAGTCCTCAGCGGCGATACAGCGCGTAAAAGCGGCGCTATCATCTCGCCCATCAGCATAAGCCCCATACGTTTCAACAGTTGGCTGTCCAATAAATTTCCAGCGTTTCCCTCCTGCGGTAACAATGATGGTGCCGCCATTATCTTCTGATGTAGTATCTGACGCATCATGCCAGTATGTCCCCTGTGGTGGGAGACTGTCTTCCCAATACTTCTCGACATCGATCCACTGCTTATTAGCTGTTGGCTCAATGGAGCGAAGAGCAGCTATAGTAGGAACCTTACCGATATATTTACGGCCATCAGCGCTTGAAAGCATAGATCTTAGGGATGAATCCCCAACGCTTATCCATGCCCCTATCCCTGTTCCTCCAGATGTGGCTGGAGTGGATCCATCAGGAACTGTTTTTGGAAGCGAACCATCCCAGCGGTAATATTCCCCGTCAGTTTCGTCTTTCAGGATCTGGTTTGGCAGCGTCAGTGTTGCGCCATCCTGAAAAGTCCCGAACGGAATCCATCCATACTGTGCGATGGCCTGCTGGGCCAGCCAGCGCAGTCCTTCAATGGTGTAATGTTCGTTACCGAAACGGTCAACATAGGTGTTTACCAGTGAAGTAACAAATTCATCAATCTTCCCGGCGTTAAACTTCAGATCGCGTGGGGATTCACTCGGCACTGGCAAATTAGTAGGTTGGGTAGCCATATTTTTTCCATAAAAAACCCGGCGCAGTGTCCGGGTTGTGGTTATCGGGATTGGTTTTACGAGTAAATCAGGTCGCTGTACTCAGCGAGGGTAATTGCTGTTCCGCCCTGTCCGTCTGGCTGCTTAGCGGTTATGGTCCATTGCCCGGCATCCAGTTCCTCGGATGTGGCTATCACATACCGTGATGGCGACTGAACGTCGAACCCGTCGTAAAGGTTCAGTGGTATGTCAGGCACTGCTGCGGTAAATCCAAACTGCGTGTCTGAACGAGGTGACGCCGGGAAGCGCGCCGTTGTAGCACCAGATGAATCGGTGATCTGCACATACATCGAGCCAGAGAAATTAATACGCTCACTGGTTTCGAAGTCGTTACCAGATCTAGAGACGATGTATCCGGCTTGCTGGTTAGTATCGTAAGTGTCTGGCACCTGAACCATGTCACCGATATTCACCCACTCACCGTCTGCCATAGCCGTGATAGCCATAGCCATGCGCGAATAAATCAGGCGCTTGCATTCCCTGACCGCCCGTTCATTTGCCTGGAATCTATTCCTGACGTACAGCATTTCGAACTTCTTGGCTTTCGTGGGAGAACCTTCCACAATGCTGCTCCCGGATATCCGGTAACGAACAAAATCCTGCTTGTTCGTGTCTGGATTACGAAACTGCACTTCGACGCCGTCATATCCACCGGGAAGCGTCATATCATACGACAGCGAATACCCTTCAGGTTTAGTATTAGACCGGTTGAATATTGTCGCTGCGGAGGTTTTCTTGCTGTCGCGTGAGAACGACAGGACGCCATTATCATCATAAACAGTGACGCTTGCGGCATCACAGATAGTTTCCATTCTTGAACCAAGCGAAACGTCTTCATCATCGAATGTGTAGTCGAAGTAACCCAGGCGCGGATCGATAGCGTCAATCTCTGCCTGAATCTGGTACAGGCCGTAAATATCAATGCTCGACTCCGGCTGTTCGCCGACGATTAACCAGTTATGCAGCGCGATGTCAGCAAATTTTCGCGACGGGTTAATGGTGTAATTCACCTGGCGAGTGGACATGTTATAACTGATGACATGCCTGGTTATTAGCGCATTGTATTTCCTATCCCTGCTGCCGGTGGCGTTTTCGGTTGCCCGAACCCTGATCATTACAGTGGTATCATCAGGATGAACAACGTTACTCCTGATGTTGACAGCATGAATTTCTTCAAGCTGAAGCTTGCTATCGTTAGAGCTGTTGTTCGTCCGTTTAACAGACACCGCATAACGACCGTATCCGGCTGCTGGAGATATCTTAAACGTCCGATAATACGTTCTTGATACTCCTTTGGATCCGGCGCTTATCTGATAATTTCGTGTCTCACTGGTGCCGGGTATCTGAATGTTGTCATCGTCAACCTGCCACAGCGTTACCGAGAAATTAGCAGTCTGACCACCTACAAATCCTGCCTGAATATGAGCCCAAATCTGGCTTGACCTGATAGGCGAGATAAAAGGGCCAACGATTAACGCGCCGTTATCGTTCAGGATGAATTTCGTGGTGTTTATTGTCGCGTTTGCAACAGGTACGGTGGTACCAGATAGCTGAGTGAACGTAAACGTGTAGTAATACACCGGAGCCGTGACAGATCCATTATCTGACTCCTCATACGATGACAGATTGGCTGTTATGGTTACGTCTTCTGTTTTTGTCCCCTCTGGAACCGGATACGTCACATTAATCGTGAAAGTCACAGGTGCCGGAAGAATAAGCCCAATGAAATAGTCAAAGTCAGCCTGTTTGACGATTTTCATGGCAATTTCTCCACCCGCATAAGTACCGCTGATTACGGTATTTGCGCTTGCAGACTCGACGGGGATCCCTTCATTCTCGTTGGGCCCTGGCATTTCCTGACCGTCAACATCATCAAACTGATACCCTTCCGTTACAGATGGAATAACCTGCCCTGGTTGATAAATGGTATAGGTCGAACCAGCCATTGAGCCTAAGTTAGTTTCAGAGAACCTGACAGAAGAAATGTCATATACGCCAAGGCCAAAGTTCATCATCTCGGTGACGTACTTAATACCTGAGTTATCCTGGCCGCCGGGGACATATTCAAACATTGATTCCTGGACAAGGTCAGGGAATGCTCTTATCTGACCGAAATTATCAGGTTTAGCCTCCCCGTTACGCGCAGAATTGGTCTGCCCTTTCAGGCTGTTATTCGGTGATGTTTTACTGTTGCTACTTGATGCGCTCGTATTCGGTTTTGGCATCAGCCCAGACAGAATTTTTTGCGTGAACTTTATCGGGTTGAAGTGCTCAAGTGGGTTGAGTATTGTCCCGATCAGCCCGCCGCCTCCTTTAGGCTGATCAAAGATGATTACCCTGTCATTCTCCTGCAGTGGAAATGCCAGTTCATCATCGGGGCCGAGTTCAGTTCCATTTACGCGAATGCGAATGTCCCTGTGAAAACTTTCCTGCTCCAGCCATTCAGAAAACACTGTCCCTGCTTTGACTACATCCCGGTCTTTAGGCAGCCCTGGCACTCGCTGAATTTCGATTACCGGCATACTGGTAGAACTCCACTTTGGTGAATAGTTTCTGAATGGTGCGGATAGCGTCTGGCCTGACGTGACCGTTTTCACCGCGGCTATGCAGCGCGCGCCCGTCGACAATCAGGCCGACATGTACTGGTTGGCTGCCGACCCAGGCGACGAAAATACCGTCATCACAGAAAGACTCCGTGCGGCGCCAGAACACAACATCACTGTCGTAACAGGTCAGGAAGTCACTACCGCTTTCGTAGTCAGCCGTCTGATGTATCTCAATGCCGAGAACGTATCGGTAGTAAAGCACCACTAACCCCCAGCAATCCGCGGCTTCGAAAGAGCAGGCGCGGTTCTGCCATGGGATACCTGTAACGAGTGAAAGGAAGTCGTCTTTAGACATTCTGAAGTCCCGGATATTCTTCTACGGTGTACAGGCGTCCGACGTTGCGGTTAAGCGGATTGATACGCGTCAGACTGCATGTGACGTCCTTGTCATCCATCGAGCAGTCAGACACATAGAGCGTCCATGTTTTAATGGCTGTGCTCATATCTGCGGAATCAAACACCTGATAGGTTGCGGAGATCGGTGTGATGCGCGCATGCGCTTTCCATAGTTTCAACTTCTGCTTAAAGTCCTGAGCCAGTCGACTGAACTTAACCGTGCTGTCGAGTACCGGCGTATTGCTCTGCTGGCTTTCCGTCAGTTCCATCCGGCACGGCGTGAACACCTGCCCACCGAGAGTTTTGGGGAATATCTGGTTATTCACCAGACGCACATACCCGAATGTCTCGTTGTAGAAGGTGATGGTTTCGTACAGGATCCGGTTCGGGCGCTGGCTTTGAAATTCTCGCAATGTAGGCATTACGGCACCCTCGGAAGACTTTCCGGGTCGCGATCGTCAGGATACCCGGTCACGATAATGTCCAGCCATGACGCCCACGGCGGCGGAAGCTCAACAATGATGTCGTCAAAGTCGTCATCAGAGTTAACCAGTTCACGCGTGATAACGTCACCGCTCCACGTGAAGATTGAACCTGATTGCGACCACGACGGCCACGCGATGAAGTGCAACTCCTGCACCTCAATGCCCGTGTCGCCGGTTCCGGTACCTACAGGCATCGTGAACCACTGGTTGCAGTTGTCCAGGTAGTTCGGACTGCGCAACCACTGCATAAACGCCCGGTGCTGGTCGCGTGTGAATATCCATGTCAGCGAGAACGACGTTTTCAGGTCATCAGTCAGCTTCTGGAATATCGGCGCGCCGACCATTGGCTGATCCGTGCGAAAACCAGTATCGGTTGTTGGTGACTTTCCTTTTTGCGCCAGCGGTAGCCAGTCTGGATATGGTATTGCCATTACTCCCTCGCTTTACGTGGTGCCTGATGGTTCTGCTGAATGGCCTGGCTGACGCGCCCCCCTTGATTGAGGTCAGCGACGATCATGTCGATGGTCACACCGTTTCCATCCTGCGAAGCCTGAGCGTCTACCGTTGCTCCGGTATAATTTTGAATGTTGATGTAGACAGGAACCGACTCACCGCCGGAACCTGACGTCATCTGCTTATTACTGATAACGCGCCCATTATCTCCGGGGATCATGTACTGTTTGCCGGTACTGGCACGGTAGATTTCAGGCATACCGCCCTCACCTACCTGGTACATTGATCCGGCAGCAACCGGACCGCCATTTTTACGCTTACCAGCAAGTCCACCAGCAAGCGCCATTGCTGCCACAAGAGCCGCAATACCGATCGCTGCGGCACCACCGAAAGATCCGATTGAAGCTACGGCAGCAGCCGGAGTCCAGACTGCCATCGTTGTCGTCGCTGCCGTGGTGCTTGCTGCCGTTGTGGTGGCAAGACCTGCCGTCTGAGCAGCAGTAGCTGCTGCAACAGCAGAAACCTGTGCGGTCTGTCCCATAACCGCTGATTTAACCCAGTCAATACCCATCTGGACAACTGCGTTAATTGCGCTGTTAAGTGCGTTGCTCACCAGTGATGAGATTGCTTCCTGGGCAGACATACTTCCGGTAATAATCCCGGTGAAAGCATTGCTGGCATTGTTGCCGAACGAAGTGAAAGCCGCCCCTGCCATCTGAGTTGCCAGGTTGAGTTGCGTCCACTCTTCAAACATCGCAGCAGAACGTTGTTGCCGGTACTGAAGTTCTATAGCAGCGCGCGCTGCCTCAGCCTGCGCAATCTTTTGAGGGTACAACAGTGCATACTGGTTAATGTCAGCCATGTCCTGTTGATACTGGCTATCCAGCCCGGTTGTTTTGCTGGTACGCCCCTGGATCGTGCTGAATTTGTTACTGGCCTCAGAGCGCTCCTTCTCTGCTTTCGCCTGCTCGCGGATCGCATTGGCGTTATCCCATGTCTTCGCAGCATATTCACCAGCAAGTGCTATCTGCTGTTCAGTAGCTGATTTCCCCAATGACTGCTGAGCATTAAGAACAGCCTGAGCACGCGATAACTCCCCGACACTTGTTGCTGACAGTTCAGACTTCTGCCGCATCTCGTCAAGTTTTTGCGCTATTTGATCCTGTGTCCTGGCGTATTGCTCTGCGTCTTTCTGGGCCTGCGATTTACCTGCTTTTGGCTTGTTGCCGGTAGCAGTCGTTTTAATCTGAATTGGTTTAGTATTGGCAGCCTGATTTGATGCCTTAGTAACTGCATCAAGATCTCCAACGAGCATAGCTGCTCTGTTGCTAAGACCTGCAAGCGCTTTGCTCTGCGCCTCCCAACCATCAAGGCCAAGCCATCCCCATGTCCGCGCCCGACGCTCGAACATTTCACCAGTGCTTGTCAGATCAGAAATCTGAGATGCTGCTGATGCAGTTTTTCCTACCAGACGATCGAGTGCAGCCGTTACGGAATCTATAACCGCTACAAGTCCAGTACTTGCTCCGGTTGCCTGGTTAATGGAGTCAACCATTCCAAGCATGGAGTTTGTGAGAGCGGTATTGGCCTGTGACAGGGTTCTGGGTAATTTTTCGAACTCTGCATTTACGACACCAGTTTGTTTTTGAATAGCATTGAGAGCGTCTTCAGCAGTGAGCTTCCCTTCCAGCATTCTTTGCCGTAACTCGCCAATGCTGACGCCCATCCCGGCGGCAATCTGGCGAGCCAGCTCAGGCATCTGTTCAAGGATGGAGTTAAATTCCTCAGCCCGTACAGTGCCAGATGAAATAGACTGACCGAATTGACGGAGAGCGTTAGCCATTTCCTCAGATGAGGACCCACCTATGCGCCCAATTTTCTGCAACGTCTCAGTTAACTGGAGAACTTGTCCATTGGTCGCTCCGGTATCGCGCAATGCCGTACTCAGTGATTCCCATAACTTAGCTGTATCCTGAAGTGATCCACCGGTTGCCGAACTGATACGCATCAGGCTTTGCATGGTTTGTGACGCTGTTGCTGCGCTGCCAGTAAGGCGCTCAATTCTTGAATTTAATTGCGACATGTTGTCGGCTGCAACAATGAACGCCTTTCCCCACTCAGCCACGACAGACGCAGCGATAGCCGCACCAATCTTGTTAATACTGGTTTGCAATTTATCGGCTGATGTGGCCGCTGAGTTTGCATCTTTGCCGAGCTTATTTAGCGATCCGCTAGTTTTGTTGATGCTGCCAGAAGCTTTGTTGGCATTCTTCGACATCTCATCAAGCACGTCGGAAGCTTTTCGGCTGCCGGTTACCATCTTCGCGGTTTCAATGTCTACGTCGTAATACAGATCGCCGAGGTTTTCCGAAGCCATGTTATCTCCAGGCGTAAAAAAACCCGCCGGAGCGGGATTTGTATGTTATTAATTTTTCCTGGCGGCTTCCGCCCTTGCTCTTCGCGCTGCCTGCCGTGCGAGGAAATCGTCAGCGACTTTATCGTACTCTTCTCGCGTGAATCCCTTCTGGTCAGGATATTTGGCAGCAAGCAGTAACTGGAACTTCGTCATTGTCAGGCGGGAAGCTTCTTCTTCGCTAATGCCAAAATGCGTTTGCGCTGCAACAATGTACTCAATGGCGCGAAATTCCTTTGTCGCTTCGTTAGTTTCATTCCGCTGTAACTTTCTTACCTTCGCCTTGCCGATAATTCCGTGCTGCATAAGCTGTTGAGCGAGTACAATTATGTCGCTTTTCGGCATCAATCCTGGTAGATAAACAACTCGATCTCCATCTCCACACCACTCTCCAGTCAGGCAGGTGATATCACTATCACAGCAACTCTGAAGTACTCTCACCGATTCAGAAACAAGGTGGTCAGCAGCGCGATTTAGTGATGGGACAAACATGCTTGTATTGAAAGATGGGTTGTCAGCGATAAGGTCAATAATGCTTTGTGTTTCGCTTCCATGGATCAGACCAAAGACCTTTACTATCTCGTCAGGCTCTCCAATTCGCGTCATAGCCAGAAAGGATGGCCTGAAAATATAGTCAGCACCACCTTCCCTGCTATCGCTTATGCCGATCTCTCCAATCTCTTTCAATGCTGTCATTTTTCATTCCAGTGAACGGTCATTATCAAGGGCAGCTCGCCGCCCTTTGTAATAACCGTTAGCTCACAGTAACGGTGCAAGCCGTAGATGTTAAGGTCTGGGCAGGTAAAGACGAGTCGGTAACCTCGCAGGTATAAACACCAGCATCACCAGAAGCAGCGCTGGCCTTATTGAATGTAGCTGAGGTCTGCCCTGACACTGCACTACCGTCCTTCTTCCAGATATAGGTGTATGGTGCTGTGCCACCATCAACCGCTACAGTCATGGTTAATGCGGATCCAGTCGCTACAGATTTTGTAGCTGCAAGGTCGGTAGTGAATGCTAATGTTTCTGCTGCTATCACTTCGATAGTGCTTGCATCGCCGACTTTGAACTCGGTAGAGAACGTAACGATGTCGTTGGTGCCACCGTCAGAACTGAGCGCCGTGATGTTCATGTAGCCGATGAATTCAACCGGGCCGTAATCCATGCGTACCCAGATGCCTGGTTGGCGTTTTGCTTTCAGCTCACCAGCGAAATATTCGATAAAACGGCCAACACCATACTGATCAAGTTTGTCTTTCTTGCGAACCTCACCCTCAAAAGAAATAGTGAAGTCACTGTTAGTGATGATCGTCTCGACATATCCGCCACCGTCATCAGCATCAGACGTAACAGTATTTGGGTTGAAATCGAAACCTTTCGACGTACCCGCCGCCAGTGATTTCCAGTCTGCCTCCTGCGGCTTGGCATCAGGACAGCCATCAGCTACTTCCAGCACGACTGCGCCACCGAAAAGGCGTTCGTTCGAGTTCTGGCAATCAGCCATGTGAAACTCCTCTTTGACGTATAAAAGAAAACCCGCCGGAGCGGGTTATTTGGTTGGGAATGGCTAGTCGCCAAATGTGCAGGAAAATTGCAATCGGAAGACTATTCTCCCTTCTTCTGTGAGCACCGGCGCGGGGATTGATCCCATGTTCTGGATGTAACCGACGCAGTCATTAGCCATGGGATTGGCCTGGACGTAATCGACGATGCGTTGTACAGCGTTGAGCGCGTCTTTCCGCTTGTCTTTTGCGCCGACGACGTCGACAAGTACGTAATATTCAGAACCAAGATCGGTACGAATTGCTGTTCCGCCGCTTGGCCTGAATACCATGACAGCCTTCGACAGATCACCAGGGTCGTCGTACATCAACTGCTGCACCGTGAAGCCGGTAGTTAGCCCAGCATCGCCGAACATGTTTCGCACCCGTTCATGCATCATTGGTGTCATACCGATAATTCCTTCCTGATGACGGCATCAATTTGGCTTTTGGTATCTTCGAAGCCTTTAGTCAGAAACTCCTTCCTTGCCGTCGAGCGTCGGAAAGTTTGCGGCACGTTGGGATCGTGAACGTACACAGCATAATTCGCCGTGTAACCCACGCGGCCGGTCAGACGAGTGCCAGATGCCGTCACTTCTCGGTACTGGCTATTCAGGAGTGTTGATGTATCGATCGGTGTATATAGCGCGGCTTGTGAGCTGCCGATGATGAGCGCTGATTGTATGGCGCGAATAGCTTTACGCCCTTGAACGTCATTAACGAAACGATCAAGGTTCGCTTTAGCCTGACGAACCCCGCGTATTTTTACGCCCATGGCTACACTCCCGTAATTATCGCCCAGTCATCTTCCAGGCCGTCGAGAGTGTCGTTCCAGCGCGTCACATGACGCACCTCATCTGCACCGGCCACGACCGGGTCTGGTTCAGTGCTCACACCAATCAGGATGTAATCGCCCTCATCAGCCAGCGCAAACGCAGTAAAGAAGGTGTTTTTTACAACAACCTCTTTGCCGATTGAGCCGAGCTTTGCTGACAGGCCGCCGATGTAGTCGCACATGATGGTTTCAGGTGGTTCATATGGGTCGACAGGATCGCCCCACTCATCATTACCGACCGCACCCTTACGCCATATCGTGCACGGCTTGTTATATGACCATGAAGCAGTAGACGACATCAACCCTCCTTCCAGCGCAGCACCTTCGCGCCAGTCGCCCGGATGCGCGCGCAGTTGATATGCCACTCGCCGTCCGATTTAACGTAGCCAGTAGTCTCCCGCCCCGTGTCGGTCATCACCCAGACGCGGATGAACGATCGCGGAAGGCGGACGCTAACGGATATCCACGACATCAGCAGCCTCCGACCACCATAAACAGGCCCACGCTGTTACCGGCGCTGATCGGCAGCTCACCGGTGCAACCGCTGGTATCGAGTTTCGCCAGCGAGTCGCGCAGCCATGTGATACTGTCGTCGCCATAATCAAACGAACGGGACGCTCCGGACGGCGCACCCTGCGATTTGATGCGGCGCGCGCCGGAGGACGTAGCCATAAGCGCGGCGGCGTACATCAGGATCAACTTCGCGGTGCATTCGTCGTAACCCGCGCCATCGAGGCACGGGATAATCTTGTTAACCGCGCAGAGAATCGGATCCAGCAACGCCATGGGAATGGTGTAACCCAATTCACCGAGGTACGCCTGCACGTCTGCCGCTGTGATTGGGTCAGCCATGGTTATTTCGCCTTTTTGGTTGCTTCTGCCAGTGCGGCTTCGGCTTCATCTGCGCGCTTTGTTTCTGCTGCCAGTGCGTCGGCGTGAGCCTTGTCTTTTGCTTCACCATCGGCGATTAGCTTTTGGTTCTGCTCCAGTGCGTCGGCGAGTTGCTTTTGCAGGGCAGTCAGTTCTGCAACAGGCGCGGAAGGAGTAGCCACTTCGAAGGACAGCTTCTCGCCTTTCTTCTTGTCTGTCTCCTTTGCTTTGCCAGTGCTGATCCAGCGCTCCGCCGTTGCGTCGTCTACATCCACCACCGAACCAACCTCCAGTTTTCGGAGGCTGGCACCGGCGTGCAGGTTGCTTGCCACGATTTCTACCAGTGCCATGATTTATCCTTAGCTTGATGCGTGAATTACGGAGTATTTATTGTTGATATCCTGCTTAACCATCAACCCCATTGCACCCCAGGTGCGCCAGATGTAATCGCTGTTGTACTCCGGACGCGGTGATGCAACGGTACCGATAGCCTGGCCGACGATAGGAGCAATGACGCCAGCAGACAGCGGAACGATGACAATTTCGTTACCTGAAAGCTGGCTGTCTTCTTTAATCGCCGCTACACCGGTCAGTTTCAGGATTTCATCCATGATCGTGCCGGACTGGAAGTTGTCGGAGAAATAGCGCTCCAGGTTGGAGATGATTTCACCGGATACGTACCAGGTCTGTTCTGCATACTGGTTGTTTACGCGACGCATCTGATCACGCAGCGCGATTGCACCAGCGCGGATAGCCTGAGACGTTGCGGTACCAGAAGTGAAGTCGATGTTAAGGCCGGAAGCCCCAAGATCGATCTGTGCTACACGCTCATCGTCACGCAACCCTTTCCAGGTCAGGCCGTCGAACACTGCGAAGTTGCCAGCTTTGTCACGGAAGCCGTTGAAAATGTAGTCAACGTAACGACGCTGAACATCTTCAACGGAACCACGCTGCGCATCCGACTGCGACTGCAATGCCTGCGGACTGTTGAAGATTGGATCACGCCATTCGAACTTAAAGCCCGAGTCGTGAATAGGTACCATGGTGCCGTCGAAGGAATAGCTGCGAGCATCCAGCGCCGCACCGACCTGACCGGACATGGAAGTATGAGCCCAGCCGCGGCCGCCGGTACGAGCGTAATCGTAACGAGACTGCTCAATTCGCACGGAGCGAGACAGCGGCATCAGATCGTTCAGTAGAGTGAACTCGGTATTCGGCTCGAACTGCTGAAGCACAGTTGTGTCGAAAGCGCGATACAGGCGGCGGATATCGTCAACTGCGTTCACCGCGTCGAGATAAGGGGCATTTTCTGCATCACCACGGAACTGAGTGCGCGCCAGAAAATCAGCTGCTGCCTGAGCACTGGCGTTTCGCTCAAGTTCGAGAGCGCGCCATTGAGCCTGGTTTACCGCGAGGTTACCGGTCTTCTCGCCGATAGACTTGGAGAATACAAACATTCAGTGCTCCTTATTTGAACACAACGCGAATCAGATCGCCCGCCACCGCAGTGACTGCTTTATCTTCTTCTACATAAGCGAATACGGCGGCATCATCTACAACCGCAGTGATCTGACCATTGGCTACTGCAACCGGCTGACCTTTAGTGTAAGTGCCCGCTGCTGCTCGCACGTTTAGGAACATGCCTGGTAGCGGATGAATACCAACAACCAATTCATTGACTGGGATTGCGTCATCAACACTCAGGCAGCGCAGATAGTCTTTGTTTGCCACATATTTGATGGCGGATTCTGACCCGGCCACAGAGGCCGTGAACTTGTCTGCAGTACTGAAGAAGCCAACAGTACCAGGCAGAGTCGATGCAACTGCCCCGCCTTCACGGTTAAGTAGCGGATTAGGGAATACGCCACCGGCGTGGATTACGTGTTTTCCGTCTTTAGCCATTTTTTACTCCGGCATTTCGCTAACTGATTGGGTGTTGGTTGCCTGGTGGCGGAATGCACCGTTCAGGCCGAAAGATGTCTGGCACTTGGCATACATGGCGTCGAGCGCCTTGCCGTCAAGATCTGCGACTTCTTCATCGCTCATGTTCATCGCCAGCTTCACAGCCGCGCGCTTTTCGCCTTTCTCTTTGTCGGCGTTCGCGTTCAGGCTGTTGAAAACGACGTCCACGCGATCGGCGAGTTTCTGCGCCCACACTGGCATCTCTTCGTTATTGGTGGCCTGCTCTTTTTTCTTTGGCTTGCCGGTTTCCGGGTCGATTTCTTCATCGTCTTTTTTCTTGGCGGTGACTTCTTCGGCCTTCATCTGGTTGTATGCGTCCATCAGCTCGGCGTCGGACTTGCCTTCAGTCGGCTTACCAGCGGCTTGCAGCGCATTGATAATCAGTTCTTTCATCGGATCGTTCTCTCCGTTGGTTTTAATCTCGTACTCAGTGGGTTTGCGCACGACTTCTACAGGTTCGCCGACGAGCGATACTGCCCCGTCAGAGATGAGGTACTTCTGTTTGAATAGATTCCGTCCAGATATGGTCTTCTTCTCTTCTTCGAAAATAAGATAGTCCGGGTAAATGCTGACGACATAGCGCCAAGAATCAGGAGTGTTTGCTCGAATTGCTTCACGCAGCGATGCGGCGATCTCGTCGAAGGACATCCCGCCGTCATTAGTTACAAAGAACTTTATTTTGTTCAGCCATCCGTCTTTACGGTTGTCGCTAACAATCGCGTCCTGAAGGTTGCAGACCTCAATTTCAGTCTCATCACCTTCGGCATTAACGAAGATTCCCACACCCTCCTCCGGCGTTCCGGCGCCCGGCTCATCAAGCAGCACAGCCACATGGTCAAACATCATGTTGGTTGCGATCTCGTTGTACTTCTTGCCCTTCGACTCACCATTGGCAGCGATACCGGAATACAGCAGGCCGGTGGAGATGTGGATCGGGTCTGAATTGGTACCGACCAGCATCTCATCCAGGCGGTTGATCAGGCGCTTTCCCTTATCGCTGGATTCGGCGTACTGACGGTTAACGTACATGTCGCCCGTCACCTTCCCGTCTTTGTGGGTGACGTTCTGTAGCCAGGCGCCGACGTGGTACTCGTTCACCGCCCGGACATCGCGTGCTGACACATGCTTGCCGTCTACTTTCGGATGGCCCAGCGGCATCGGGTTACGCTCAAGCGTGTTGTAGGCCTTCTCGATTTCTGCTGCCGGGTACAACTTCCGGTTCATCACGATATCGTCCACGACAGGCGTGATGCCGCGAACCACGATATGTGGCTTGCCGTCGATGGTTTCAGTGGTGATGTTTGAAGCGGAGTTGACGACGGTCAGCACGTTAACGCGGTTGCGTTTCATGCTGGGTCCTCATTGGTTGATTTCAGGCAATAAAAACCCAGCACTACGGCTGGGTCTTGTTTTAGTTTGCGGCTGCTGGACTCGAACCAGCACTCTCGTCAGGCCTCAACATCATGCCGAACCGAGCACGACCAGCAATGGCAGGCCGCGTTGATGCGTTACTCTACCGATTGAGTTACGCCGCAATAATTAATATGTAGCTGACCTTTATCGCTTTAATTCCAATAAAGAATTGAAGTCATTAGTTTTAAGCTCCATAGATATATCTCTGAGACTGCCTATTTTCATTGTGTAGGGCTTATTATCTGGGTTATTCCTCACTAAACAAAGACGATACTCATTTTGATGAGCGTATTTGCTTTGTTTGTAAAAAGGAGCGTCGTTGTGGTTATCAAGCATGATGCTTTGAGTTGCCGCATCATAATAAATTACCTGCTTTGACTGATAATAAACTGCATCACGAATGTCGTGGAGCCGCTGAGCCTCATCTCTCGCCCTCCTGAGGAATTCCCTTGGATTGGTGATAACAACCATATATTCACCTAGGTTTTTAACCTCTTCCGGGAGAGTAAAATATTTTTCAGCTAGTCTAAACTCTTCTTCATTTTTGATGGATGACATATCGAGATCATGAGAATGTAAGTGCGTCATGCAGAATACATTGGCATGGTCATGAATTTTCATACTCGTGGTGATGGGGCCCACTATATCATCAGGATTCAAAATGTGTTTTACGCCATTAACCTCAAGCTCAAACCTGTATTCATGAGGATGCATCCATCCAGTTAATGCTTCGTATTTGTCACCAATATTACCTTCAGTTTCTTCCTCATAGCTTCTAAAAAACTGAATTGTGTTCATATATATATTGCCGTTAAGGAAATCCTCTTTGTATTCCTCACACGAAAAAACTTTTGCAAGTATTCCTATCTTTTTCACTGGAAATGACCACAAAGTAAAGGGGGTACTTATAAATACCACTGCTTGCGCTCTTTCGCCAGCTTGTCAGCTAGGCCTTCGTTGAAGATGCTGCCGTCGTCGTTGAGCAGCGCCGGAATCTGGCTGCAGTAGCAGTTGTACCGGTTACCGTTCTCGGAGTAGAAGTCCCGCACCTCTTCCGTGGTGTAGACCTTGCCATGACGACTGGCGTGCCAGGTGCGCGTCGTTGGCTTTAGCGCTGACAGCCACAGCAAGCCGGTTTTCAGCCCAAGACGGTCAGCGGCCCAGTCCGTTTCGTTCCAGTGTGCCTGCCGCAGCGCACCGACCTGCTCAGTCTGAGCGATGGTCTTTGCCTTCGACATCGATACGTCAAGACGCTTGCTGATGACGCTGGCTGTCTCGCGAGGATTCACCCCACGCGCGACCGCATCGGTGATGATATTGGTCAGGTCGCCGCGAGCTGTATCGCTGATGACCTTCCAGTCACTGAACGTTGTCAGCCTGGCCGCCACAATCTGGTTCAGGTAGCCCGGGCTGCTTAAAAGCTGCTGTAGCGTCGTCTGGCTGGCGTACACCTGCGACTGAACCGACAGGTTGGTGAAGGCGTTTAGCGTGCCGCGGTCATATTCCGCAATGACGTAGTCCATCGCCCACAGGTTCTGACTGCCGCCTTCAAGAAGCTCATCATCCAGAATCGACTGCACCACCTGGAGCAGGTCGGCCAGTTCAGCAGCTGTCATGTCATAGATGAACTTACCGGCATTGACCTGATACAGCGAAGGCTCTGCACCTTCGTTGTTGCACATCATCCATGACCGCTGTGCGTTCGCCTCTCGCTGCTGTCCTGTCAGCCTTTGATCAAAGAGTGCCTTCAGCCTGCGCTTAATGTTCAGATACCGATCTTCGATAACGTTGAACATCCGACTGACCTGCCGCGATGATTGCGTCGGGTCAGCTTTATTGCGCGGTACGATTGGCGTCCCGATTCTGGTTTGCGCTGTCATCATCATCTGTCAGCGGATCCTTATCGGTTTGCTTTACATCAGGGTTAGGTGGCGACACGACCTTGCGAGGCTCCAGCTCACCGACTGCGCGGATTTCGTTTTCATCCACCGCCGGAGTGCCGTATGCCTGCTGTGTGTCTTTCGCCACGACGGCCATTGCCTGCATGTTGGCAATCTTCTCTTTTTCGCTCGGCGCGAGCAGATCAGACCATGCCAGCGTGACCTCTCCGGATGATGGCGGGTCAATTACTCCTACGATCCAAAAGCGCTCAAGCACGCTCTCGATCACCGTCGACTGGAATCCCCAGCGGCGGCCGTTACAGCGCTTCGCCCAGTCTGTTTTGTCCTCATCGGAAGCAAGTCGCCCCGTCTGCTGACCAAACAGTATGGTGAACGGGCACTGGATCGAAGATGCAAACTCGTTGGCGGCCACTGTCCAAGTCGGGGATGGGTCTGCCGCCGCAACGGAGAGAACAGACGGCGTGCCGGCCTGCATAACCAGGGCCGCATCCGTGCCACGGTTCATCTTGGCGACTTTGTCGTTAAGCGCCTCGCCCAGGTCTTTGTAGCCAGATTCTATGGCTTGCTTTGACAGGTTCGCAATGTTGGTTTCTTTGTCGAACGCAATCCCGAGCTGGCGACTTGCATTCTTCAGGAAACCTTCGGCACTACCACCAGATACCTTTTCGAGGTCGAGAAGTTTGTTGTAACCAGCGCGCAGGAAAGGCACGCCAGAGAGCATGTTCTCGTCTTCTGAGCCTTCGCAGAGAATGATGATTCTCTCTGGGTGCACGGTAACGCCGCGCACCGGGCCATACGTGCCATCATCACCAACTGGCTGCTCGTTGAAGTTGTACGAGACTGGCTGGCCGTACGTTTCTGAAAGCGTGTCGGTATCGAAGTTGCCTGGCTTGATCTGCGATTCCCACGCGGGGATTAGCTTAACGATAGGTCCGCTACCGATATTTCGCAGGGATTTAACCTTCGCCCGATCTACCGGCTCATGCCATTCCCTGCCGTCGCGGAACTGAATGAGCAATGCCGAGTACCGGCCAACAAGATTGCGGCGATCCGCATCCTTAATTTTCGGCCAGTGCTTCTTCAGCAGCTTAGTGGCTGACTTTTCCCAGTCCGTTGTCTCGGTTGACTCCTTACCGTCGTCGCCGTCGATGATCGTCGGGTTATCAACCCAGCACGAATCAAGAAGCTTATGGACTGCGGCAAACGCCACCGCGTTGCGCTCGTATGCCCGGTAGTAGCGGTCGAACTCGAGACTGTTTGGATAGCCGAACTCATCCCACAACTTCGTGCGTTTGGTGTTTCCCGGCTGGCCTGCGTACAGCATGCGCTGCTGACCGATAGCATCAGCAAGGGCATTAACGAGGAATGAAACCTCGCCTTGTTGTTCACTCACTGATGAGCTCCTTAGAAGAATACTGCGCCGACCTGCTTCGGCGAATGCAGCACGCGGTATCGCGTAGCGTCGTAGTCGTGATCTTCCTGGGTGGTGTCCACGTCATCAGGCTTTTTATCGTCGCGTACAAGCACTGGTATGCGGCTGATCCAGCCTCTGCAATGCTCCATGACGTAAAATGCTGGCTTATCCGGCATGCCTGATTCAGTTTTCTTACCCTCGACCACTGCTTCAAGCATGTCGGCAAAGAGCGATGCACCATTGATGCGTGATCCGGGCTTCTTATCGGCTGGCAGCCAGGTAACGCCCTGCGCTTCCATTTTCTGTGCGATTGATAGCTCGTTATCGCCAGTATTGAAGATTGCGCCGTCAGCCGGCCCCGGAATAACGCTGCTGCATATTCCCGGCAAGATGTGCATCTGACCCTTGCCCTGTACTTCTTCAGGCTCGTCGACATCATCGCCTGTCAGCCGCTTATCAATCCACGCCACGCCCTTAGCGACGTTGGTAGACGACATATTCAGGCCTTTGTTCATCTCGTCAGGCGGGCAGCCATACCACTCGCCAATCAGGATCAGAGACCCGGCAGGCGGGCAGAACTGGCGACCATCTGGCAGCTCGGCGGCAGTGCCATCAGCCTGTGCCCACCATAGGTTAGAGAACGGCTTCGACTCGCCCCAGTCATGAGAGCGGTCAACGGTCCAGCTATCCGGTATGCGGAACGGTTTAATGACGTGCAGGGACTCATTCCACAGGTGGTCAAAGCGCCCGCCGCTGGTCACATCCCATGAGCCATCAACCCACGCTTTACGCCGGTTGGGGTCTTTGATGGCCATCAGGGTCGCGATGTACTGCGGGTCGAGGTACGGGTTCTCTTTGAACGATCCGTGGATGGCCACGCGGGTCAGTGTGATTTCCTCTTCTCGCTCAGTCTGGGGGTTGAATACCATTTGCCTGTCACGCTGCACGGTTCCACGCGGCGCCGGCTCAATGAAACGCTTCTTCACCCAGGTGTGGCCGATGCCAAACGGGTTGGTCGTACTGAACGTCTCCAGCGGGATTGGCCTCAATAACTTGCCATTCTCCAGCGGGTAGTTTTCCGGCCTGAACGACGAGCGGCGGCAGGAGAACATCATTTCGTAGAACTCTGGAGACTGCTGTTTCGTCAGCTCGTTAAAGCCAATGAAGGGGAATTCCTGCCCATGGAAATCCCAGTAGTCGTCAGCCTCTTTGCCGAAGCGAAAGAGAAGCTCCTCGCCTGTCGGCCACACCCAGCGCAATTCACTCGCAGATGACAGGTATCGAGCACCGTCGTTGAACAGGCGAAACATGCGCTTCGACTGAGTGATGATGTCGGCAAGGTTCTTATATTCGGTGTCGAAGATGACGCCGCGCCAGAATGAGCCATAGCCCACGCCGACATTGCGCCGGAACCTGGCTAACTGCGCAGCGGTTTTACCCGGGCCGCGAGTGCCCTCGAACAGGATTTCGTTACACGGGCAGCTCAGCGCCAGAGACTGCGATCCAGGAAGTGGCTTCCATACAGCTTTGTAATTCATCCACCGAGCACCCCGTCCTGTTGTTTTTGCGCTGCCGCTTCCCAGTCATCCACGCTGTCACTGGTTGGTACCAGCATGACGTTATGGGTGACCTCTTTCGTTTCAGCCTTATTCTCGATGCTGTACGCCTCACGCTCGAGGCCGATAAGCGTCTTCAGGCTGTCGCTCAGGTCTTTCATGGATTTAACGCGGGAAGGCAGGCTGATTATTTTGTGGTACAGATCGTTGAGCTTATCCTGACCTTTATCGTCCTCACGGCGCATCAGGTCGCCGAGCATCTCAAGCGCGGCCACATCGCCACACTCACCGGCCAACTCATCGAATAGCATGTTTGTCAGTTCGCGAGCCCGGCGGATGTCTCCCCGGTGCTCCATGCGTACCGTGGCAATCACCTCGGCGGTCGCCTCTATCAGTACGCGTTCGGTCAAAGTGCTTTCGTTGCGTACCTGTTTGCGTACCTCCTGCTTGCGTACCAGATCGTCAGCCTTTTGCTGAATCTTCGCATTAAGGTCACGCGACCAGTCGTCACGCTTGGCACGCTTACGGATAGCGCCTTCGCTAATGCCGTGCTGCGATGCAATCTCTCGGAGGGACATCACTCCGGCCCGGTACGCCGTCTCGATGGCCTCCCAGTCCGGTTTGCTCATTCGTTACTCCGTTGTTTGTTCGGTCTGCTCTGCCGGTACCGGCGTGAACTCCACGCGCTTCACATCAGCAGGAGCGAAATACAGCCACTGTCCCGTTTCGGTCGCCAGCGGCACAAAGCCGTTAACCAACTCAGGTTGACTCCTAGTCATCTTTCCGGTGAAGGTTTCGCCTGTTTGGGTGGTGAGGGTGATTTGATAGATGCCTGGCATGATTACCTCTTAGCCGTATCGCAGCGTTCGCTCTGCTTCTCAGATGTGCTTAGCCACTTACGGCTTACCCGTCAGCAAGATGTGATCACCATCCTTGCGGGGTTACACAGATCATTATCGAAGCCCCTCAGAGAAGAGCTTCTGTAACGGCCTACTTATTTTCGGTCTGCTTATCCCACTCCTCGCGGAACCTGGATGGGTTGTCAAAACCTTCACTGCACTGGCTGGTTTTCATCACTTTGCCCCCGATTCTTTTGTTTTCTGGCAGTTCGCCTGCCACGCTTTGTTATGCGCCAGGATGTCGCGCTTCGTCTGGCGGTCAAGAACATCAATGTCGTGATCAGTAAGGTAGATTGGCTTTACCCAGTCACAGGCTGTATCAACCACCACCGGGACGCTTCCACGTGTCACGCAGCTCGCGATCAACATCGTCATCAGGCATGCGGTTAACATTCTGCTGTACATTGCTGGCCTCTTTCGTTGCTTCTACACGGCGTTCGGCTACTGACTCAATGGCTGAGGCCTTTTCTTGTGTGCGCTGCCGGTCTGCTTTTTCTTCAGCCTGTTCACGCCCGCGAAAACGGCCCAGACCAAAGGCACCAAGCACCATCAGGATCGCAACCCCGATTGCCGCCAGTACAGATTTAAGTGTCGTCATAGGCTCACCCGCTCGCGCATCCAGCCATAAACGAATGATTCGTTAGCCGGCCGCTGTTCTGCCAGCTCAAGATAACGCTGGCCCTGGCTACAGTTCAGTGCGCGAAGCAATACGATTTCTCCTTCGCCGCCTCGTTTCTCCAGGAAGGACTTCAGCGCGCTGATGCTACGTGGGCCGATCTGCCCGTCGGCGATCAGATCCGGATAGAGCCGCTGCTGGTTATTGAAAACGTTCAGCCAGCGCTGGAACCATTTAACCTGCACCGATGGCCCCATGTTCACACCGGTATCGCAAAGTTCGGCGGCAATGGAAGGGGATACTTCTGCCACCTGGTCAAAGCGCGGGCCATACCAGTAATCAGACTCAAGGATCGCCAGAGCCTGCTCACGTGTAAGGTTTCGCATATCACCGGTATAACCATGCGCGCGGGCAGTTGCCTGAGTAATTCCCCAGTTCGTTGGTCCGCCCTTATCATTCGGATGATCAACATAACCGCCCTCTTTGCCGAGGATGGTGTTAAAGATATCGTCTTTGGTCATGGCTATTCCGTAATGACGACCTTCGCCAGGTTCCCGCGTGCCAGCCACACCGCCATGCAGATGACGGAGTTAAGCAGCAGATCGCCGAGGTTAACCTGAACGTAGTGGCCGAGCAGAATGTTGAAGGCATTGAATCCGGCGGCAAGGATGACCAGATAGGCCAGCACCGCGACACTCAGGCGATGACGCTTTCCCTCCTTCCGGAAAAACATCAGCCTGACCATGATTAACAGGCAAACTATGGCGTTTGCATCCATCAGAAGAAGCTGCCATGTCATTTATCTTCCTCCCCCAGCCCCGGCATCTTCCCGCTTTTGGATTTGCGGAGAATACGCAGCAGGACTGCCACGGAAATGGAAGCAGTGACAATTGCACCGACAGCTGGCGATACCTCAATGCTGGCCGGTGGCTTCATCAGGCTTAACGGCGTGTTGATGATTCCGGCCATGATTTTCGCCATGGGTACGGAGAAGAACACGCCACTGATAAACGATATCAGTGCAAAGATAGCCTGCTTCCAGAGTTGATGGGGATCTGAGGTCAGAACGTATAGCGCCGTTCCGGCGAGTGATCCGAGCATCACTGCTGGAGTCGCCTCCGGAAACAGCGTGGCAAAGGTTACACCGACTGATGACGATGTAAGACCAACGCCTACGATAGTGAAGGTCTCAGACATATTTATTCCGTGTGTAGTTGGTTCAGGCCCTCGGGACGATTTAACAAGTAGGCGTGTCGATGATGGTTCCCGGAGCCTGAAAATAAAAAAGCCAGCGACAGGCTGGCAATGTGAGGGTAAGGCAATGTCGGCTCTCTGGCCGAAGGGTCCCAGGTAGTGGGTTTGGTTTGTGGTGGCCGGTGCTGATCTCCGGCTTTCTCTGGCATCGTGTACCCCAAGACTTTTCTCCAGAGATAGCGCAGTCCTCATTAAGGGGGTGCCGTCTCTAGCGCATCAGCCTGCGCATTCACCACAACGGACAGAGCACTGAGCACTTCGCGCCAACTCCATGCTGCTGCGTGGGTTGGGTTATGAGCCCTTCACGCCAATGCTCTTTCCTGTTGTGTAGAAACGAAAAAGCCCAAGGCGTTAACCTCGGGCTTAAATTATTTGTGTCGACAATCAAAGCTATGGCGACGATATCAGATTTACATGAAATATATGCGTTTCAGTTCGGTTTTGCAAGACTTACATCTAAATTTGTCGCCTTTTGTTGTGAACGTGATCGCGTTACGGAGATAAGCGCACCGCTATCGAGTCGCTTAAAGCTGTTACGCATTGCCAGCCAGTGAGGCAGATAGGTTTCTGTCCAGGTGGATTTCGAAACGCCCGCCAGTTCTGCCAGTGTCTGGTATTCGTACATATCACGGCCAGCCAACTCCGCTTTGACGTCCTGCGCCGCCAGCCAGATAAGCTTCTTCAGTCGCTCCATCGTTTTACCGGCAACCTTCCTCGCGCCGAGTTGTTCCCGGAACTCAGCCCACGCCCACTGAGTAATAGCCACCTGTTGTTCGAACCGGATATTCTCGCTGTAGTTCCACAGTAGCCACGCCTTCTGGTGCTCTTCCAACGATAGAACAGCGCGGCGCCACGATGCGGTGCCGAACTCAACCGACCCGACCAGCGCAATTGACGATCCCTTGGCGCGGGACTGGCTGCCGCTCATCGGCGGACTATCAGGGTTAACCATGCGCTTTTTCTGCACGTCATATACTTTCTTCCGGCCCCGGCTACGCGCCGTAGCGGTGAATTGCGCGTTCTCGGAGAAAGCTACCAGTTGCCCTTTCGTCGCCCCGCTCAGATCTGCGGTCGCCACAATGAGCTGCTGACGTACGTATTCCAGTTGCTGATTGTTCATTGTGTGGCTCCTGCAAGGTGATAAATGCGAACGAAGTTACGGAGGATGCGGTAATCCACCAGCACGGATCCCGGGCGGCGGTAAATCCGGAGGCGCTGCCAACGTGTGCGTAGCATCTCGATCAGTTCTGGTTTCATGCTGTCTCCAGTTCGGTGATTGTCAGCTCGAGCTTTCCGCCTTTTACGACCGGCATTCTCTTCACGCTGTAGTAATCAACTTGCTGGTCATCGAGCCAGAACCCTGATTTCGTCAGCGCGTCGAACGCAGCCTTTTGCAGGTTGTCCAAGTCCCGCCGACGGCGATCAGGCATGTGGCACTCGATGCGGATTTTCACTGACGATGACAGGCCGATATCCAGCATTGAGTCTTTGATGATTCTGGTGACGCTCTCGCGGTACGCCTGCCCTTCTGCGCTGATGTGCGTACGCCCGCGGTTATGCCGGTAGTAGCGGTTGTTGCTCGGCGGCCATGGCAATGAGATACGGTATTGGTTCATGATTTCACGAGCCCCTCTTTCAGCCAGATAACCTGCGTGCGGGCCATGCCCTCCAGCGCACACTCCTTTGCATATTCCGCATCGACCAGGCGTGTACGACGATCAATCTCGTCGTGGCAGCTGCTGCATGCGATTGTGGCGATCAGGTCAGGCGGCTTGATTCCCGTACCACACAGACCAGCAAGCCGAATATGCGCCAGTACAGTTGTTTCAGGATTTCCATTACAGACGCAGGGGATCCGCACCTGACATTCGCGGCCGCGTGCGGCTTTGCATAAATTAGCCATGCGCTCTCCTCGCCGCGAGACGCAGCCATTTCTGATCGACCAGGCGGGATGTGTAATCTTTGAGAGTGGGTATTTCTGACGGGCTCAGTTCCGGCTTACGCTTGTTGCGAGTCGGTACTTTGTAGATGCCGCCATTCATGACGCGGTTTATGAGGTTAGCCACGTTGACCTCCGAAGCGGGAAGCCCATTCCATAGCCAGGCGAGATTCATCTCCCCAGCGAACGTTGCGCTCGGCACCAAAGGCATGAATAAGTTCAATAAGGTCTCGCATTTGGCTGACAGTCATCTTGCTGGTTGACTGGCCCAGCACCACGAAGCCGTCACCAGCCAGGTTAGGCACGACTTCCTGCTTAACCAGTGCGGCGGTGAAAATATGTTTCCACGATTCAGATGAGAGCTTGCGTCCATGCCATTCAACCTGGCTACTGACGTCGCCCAAAATGGCCCAAAGTTTGGCGTTCTGGTCGATGGAACGCGTCATCTCTTTTATCTCGATGACGACAGGGCGCTTCTCGTCGATCTGCAACTGGTTAATCGTATTGATGGCATTAGCACGAATGTTGGTGTTACGGAGGAGATATTGCTGCTTCATACGCCACCTCCGGGAGGTAACGCAGAATGCAAAAAATCGCAGGTGCATTTCTGCATCTGTGACTGGAGGAAATACTTCAGATTTTGTGTGCGCATAAACGTCCCCGTTTAGCGCAACCCCATCGCCGGGTGTTCAGGCCGACGATGGTTAGATTATGGCTTATTGATTATGGAAAATCAAAGGTGGGAACTCAGCCTTTTGACGCGCGATTTATTTCATTAGAACGCTTTTGAATGTCATCGTTAAACTTATTGATTCTGTCAATTTCAACATCTGTTAAGTTTCTACCAGCAGCACCTTCAATGATTTTACCAATTTCTTTTGCATGTTCTGCGATGGATTTTGAATGTTTAGAGATACCTGCCTTCTGGCCCTCTCCATTCGAATTCATTGTCATGTTCATTCCTCCTTCCTTAGGTAAACCGGATCGCTACCTTTCGGTAACGTTATCGACTTTTCACGATAAAACTTCAGGCGTTCCATGAAATACTCGCGAAGGTGCTCAGGTTGCTCTCTCGCTACCTGTTCAGCGATAACCGGCATGTTCAGGCGCTCTTTGTACGCGACACCAGAAGCGGCAAGGTCAACATTAACCTTGTCACGATCTTCCTGGCTCTTTGCTGCTATGTTGAACCTTGACATAAATTAACCTTAAGGTTGCCATCCCATGCCGCAATTTCCAGTTTCGTGCATCCATTTATGTCCGCACTCTCTACAAACATAGTAGCTTTCCTGGGTTGCACGTCCATTCAGACTCATGTACTCGCCTTGCTCTTCAGGGATATACTCCATGCATTCTAGAGGGGGTTGACGGCGCCCTCTGGGCTGTTTTTCACATACCTTACATGTCATAAAAACCTCCACACAAAAAAGCTAAGGCCACACAGTAGCATGGCCTTATAAGTTTATCTTTGTATAACTTCACTTATATGCGCAGCTTTGCGCTCTGCTGGGGATTTAGCCATTGATATTCACCTTAATCGCGAACACCTTAACCGGCTTGTCTCCGAAGTGCGGATGCGTGATCACCTTGATTTCGTAACCGTCATACGGGACATCGATACGCTTGCTCATGTCGTCACGCTTTGGATAACCGCGAGTGATAATCAGGCGGTCATAGTCCCTGCCAAAAATACGGCGTCCCCAGTACGGATTCACCAGGCGATACTCTTCCGTTTTCTCACCTGACTTCATCTGGTCGAAGTATTCACCGTTAACTGCCAGTTGCAGGTTAGCCATCATTCAGACTCCTGCTGTGGTGCTGCTGAAAAATGCTCGACACCTTTAGCCCAAATAGCTTTGATGGTCGTCCAACTGACAGGCACTGTAATTTCAATTCTTCCGCTGCCGTCACATGTTTCGCATTCATCATCACCAAAACACTCTGGGCAGTTTATAAATTTCGTTTCTGAAAACTCACCGGATAGCACACCCTTTGCGCCGTTCTCGGCGGTTAGCCTCTTAGGCACCAAAGCCAAACCATCTGGCACTCTCGGCACTGGCGGGGCGGTGTATAGCGGAATAACCGCATCACCCATTGGCTCTGATAAACAGGTAAGGTGAAGCTCACCCATCTTAGCGTAAGCAAGCGTTTCCTCTGCTGCGTAAAGAACAGGCTCAGCAGTAAGTGATGCCAGCGCTAATTTGAACGCCTGTAGCTCAATGGCGCTATTGGTATCCAGTACAAACGGTAATTCATCACGATTGGCTTCGTATTCATCGATAGTCTGCTGTAGCCATTCTTTGGTAATAGTGGTCATGGGTTAGTCCTCACCTTGGGTGGAATTCTTACGGTTTGAACGACACACCAGCGCCCAAAAATTCATTTCGCAAATCAGCGCCGCCAACACCTCAGACCGGCGACGACCTCCTAATTTATTGGACTTCCCAACAGAGCGTTTACGCTGACGAATTATCTTTCTTGCATGGGCCGCCTGTACTTCATCACGCCGCTGTTTTGATGCATAAACGCCCTTTGCGGGCACTTTGCGCGCCTGTTTTTGATAAGCATTTAACAGGTCGTGTACGTCTGTGAATTTAGCCATGCTCACTCCCCCTTACCGATGCCAGCGGCGCGGTCAATGCGCTCGATTTCAGCCAGAACTAACGCGCCAGCCTTTACCAAATCGCGCCGGATTGTGGTCGGCTTCCACCACTCCTCGGGCCACGGCCACAATTCAGGAACGCCAGCACGCGGATCATCGTCAGCCATGATGTAACAAGCAGCTGCGACAGCCATTTCACAATGCATGTGCTCGTCGTCATGCTCTGGCGTCCACCCTTCAACTGATTGTTGCCGCTGGCGCTCTGCTATCACATCCAGAATTGCAGGATTGAATGCGCGCGCCTCCAGTTCCTGTATGCGACGGTCCATTGGCTCAATCTTTGCTGTCAGTTCAGCGTTGCGCTTATTTAGTTCAGCGTTGAGCTTCTCTGCGGCGTCTAAATCCTCGCCCAGCTTCTGCGCCATCTGAAACCAGTTAGCGCGCTGTTCTTCTTTTGTTTCCAGCTCATCCAGCAGCGCCAGCACGGTTTCCGGCCCGGTGAGCAGGTTGAATGCATTCGCCGCGTCAACATCACCATCGACGTTTAGCAGCGCCTCATCAAACAACTCATCGTTAGGCATCATTAGCAGACGTTTCATCGCTGGTAATGCCTTTTCCGCAGCTTCACGTAATTCGCGTTTGTCGATGTTGCTCATGACTGCACTCCTTTGCGAATTTCGTCGGCGGAATCTTCGAGAAACGCTTCTGCGTAGTCGCCAGATAACCCATCAGCGGCTGGCAGCGGGTCGTTTTCCAGTTCTTCTTTTGTGTCCAGAATCATGTGCACTACGTCGGCAACCTCACTCATGCTTTTGCCGATGAAGCCGTGGTTATAGGCGGCAGCAAGACGACCAGCGGCATAGTTAATGCCTTCGTTTCTCGCCTGCGCCCGCACTTCAGCCAGGAAAGCGTCGGTCGCCGGGGTTGGTTCTTGTGGTGATACAGCAACGCGAATGGTTTCAAGTGCCGGGTCTGTTTCCACTGTCGGCACTTGGATATAACCCAACTGCACTCCATTCATGATGAACGTACGACGGTCTTCACATATCGCCTTCAGCCCCGCATTCTCCGCAGCCAGCGCCGCGCATTTGGCCTCCTCTTCAGCAAATTTACGCACCAGGTATTCGGCGTTGGTTTCGTTAACCTTCATGTCACCCGGCAGGCATTTGCCGCGCAAAAACCCTTCCATTTCGATTAAACTAATTTTCATGCCCCTACCCTCCCGTAAACCATCATCAGGCGCTGATGCGCTTCGCTTTTCATGAACTCTGCAACCACTCCGTTTTTATCCGGGTTGTAGGGCATGAACATCTTCGGTTCGTATTTGTCTACCGGTGCCTTAGCGATGCCTTTGGCTTGCTGGCCAGCCGCATTTGCCTCGACTGCTCGACGTGAAATTGCTTCCCTGCCGCCGTGTTCTAACCAGGTCTGATGGTCGGCTTCGCTGGCGAATACACCGATGCCGGATACGCTACGCAGCATGCCGAGTCTTCTCAGCGCTTTGGCTTCCTCGTAGTAACGGGATCGACCGATACTCAAATCGCGGATCATGTCTGCTACGCTGACAGGCTGATTGGCTTTCACGTAGCTGACGATGCGTTGTTTTATGCTGTCCATCATGCTGCCCCTTTTGAACGGTAAGAGTCCCAGGTGAATGACAGCGTGCACCCGCCACCGTCGCTCATGCGGTCAATGACGCGCTCCCCGATAAATGCGGCCAATTCGTCTTTGGTCTGGTTGCTTATCAGAATGGTTGGTTTCATTCTCTCGTAGCGAGTGTTGATGATTTCGAACATGATTAATTTCTCTGCCTCGCTGCCGAATTGCACACCGACCTCATCGATGATCAGCAGATCAGCGCGGGTGAAATGCGCAATCACATCGTCTTCACAACGGGTTGCTGTTTTCGACCAGGTTGATTTGAAATCACGGGCAATTTTCAGCGCCGTTGTGAAAATAACTGTGCTCTGATACTGCTCAATGACGTGACGGGCGATCGCCAATGCAAGATGGTTTTTCCCGGTTCCAGGCTTACCGCACATTACCAGCCCACCGCCCTGCTTCAGCCGATCAGGCCATTTTGCGGCGTACGCCTGGCAGACACGCAAAGCTTTCTCTGAATCCTTCCCAACAGGCAGGTAGTTATCCAGAGTGCATGACACAAAGCGTTCAGGTATTTCCAGCTTACGTAGCAGCAGATCAACGTTTTGTTGGCGGGTACGCTCATCCCATCGAATTTTCTCTTCTCTCAGAAATGCCAGCTCATCGCGCAAGCACCCAGGGCAGCGAGTTGGTATGGAAGGAATCTTTATTTTCCCAACCATCGACTGCCGTTTACGCTGTTCGTATTCACCATGTTTTTCGCAGTTCACCATCTCCAGAAATACTACGCTATGTTCGATATCTGCAGGCGGCTTACTAAGTTCGGCCAGGTGTTTTTCAATCAGTGCAATTTTTTCTTCAAGTTCCATGATCAATCCCTCGCCCATGATGGAATTTCTGTCTGGCCGTAGTCCTTGCCAGCGAAGTTTTCCGATACTCGAGGCGGAACACGAGCAGGCTGTTTAGCACCCTTCGGCTCAAACAACCCCTGCCAGCCATTAGCAATGCTCTGGTTGATGATTTCTTCAGGTTGGTATCCGCTGCACTTACAGCGCTCAAGCAGGTTGATGGCCTGGGTAACCGTCAGTTGAGACTTGATCGGTTTTTTCAGGTCGCGACGATAATCGACCCATGACTTCCAGACTGAAACTGACAGCCATTCAGGAAGGTCAACACCAGCCGGATCGAAAGATGCCGGTTTGGGGGATTTAGGGGGTTTATTAATATTGTCTTTATTGTCTTTTGTATGTTTGTCTTTTGTGTTTACCTGATTTGGGTAAGTGTCGTTACCTGATTCGGGTAAACATTCCTTACCTGATTCAGGTAAATTTACCTCTTTCAGGTAATATTTATTTTTAGTGCCTGATTTGGGTAATTTCACCCATTCACTGACCGATTTGTTAATTCCGACAGATCGCCCGATTTGGGTAAATACTCCACGCTTAACTAACGTGCTTTTTGCAGCAGAGCATTTATGCGGAAGAATGCCGGTAAGGGCAGATAACTGGTCGTTACTGACCCAATCAGCTTTTTTGTTGAAACCGTATGTTTTGCGCATTACAGCCATGAAGACCAGCAACTGATGCTGAGACAATCCAGCCAGCATGACAGCCTCCAGTAATTCATTAGCGATGCGCGTAAACCCGTCGTCAAGATCTGCCACGCGCGGCTCCTTAGGTGCCACGTCAGGCACAGGGAAATTGATTACTTCGGCAGTGTTTGCCATAATTGCTCCTGTGAATTGATCCAGTTAATTCCACCTGAAAGTCGGTTCTGTTCGCGCAGACCGGCTTTCGCCCTTTCTGAAGTCTTCACATAACCCCCAGCATTGAAGTGACCATCGTCATCAGCGGTCCTACCTGCTCCGGCATGAGGCGAAACAGAGACGCTATGCCCTCGCTTACCTCCTTCATTTTCTGGTGCTCAGGCGCGTTCAGGAGAACGGCTTGCTTTGCTTCTGAACATTCCTTCATGGCAGATGCGATCAGCGACATGGTGTCGTTCTGCGGCGCCAGGCGTGTACGAAACTCAACAGGAAGAACAGCCATGATTGCTGGGGTCAGTTCTCTAACGTTCTCGCGGTACTGATCGGAGTCGAAGCGGTTATCCAGGAAGCGGAACAGCTTCTGGCGCGCCCGGCTGATGTCGTCCGGAAAGCTGATAGCGGTCCCGCCCTGCTCCCGGTATTCGTTGATGATCAGCGCCGAGACGACGTCCTGATTGTCCAGGGACGACGACCAGGCACGGACCGCATTGCGGATCTTTTCGTGGTCTGGTGCCGCTTTAGATTGAGCGCGGTTTATCATCGCTCCCGGGTGTATTCCGGTATTGTGTTGATACGCAAGTGAATGCATTGCTTTCCCTTTCGTGGTTAGGGCCGCCGTTAAGCGGCATGGTTGTCAGGGTGTGGAAAGATGGACGGCAGGTCTGGGCGGAATTCGTGAGCCTGGATTTCACCACCAACCGCTTTCACCAGTTCAGGAACGTGAACCGGGGAGATGCGTTTCTTTCCGTTAAGCCAGTCACAGATAGTGGACTGGGCTTTGCCGCAGCGTTTTGCCAGTTCTTTCTGGCTGCCAGCGATGGCGATCGCTTTCTCTACTGCGGAGTTCTTCTCTACTGTTGGGGTCTTCATAATCACCTCAGCTATCAGTTTAAAGCGATTATGGTTATCACTTTAGTGAATGTCAATCGCATAGGCGATTTTTTGCTAAATAATCGCTTGAGCGATAGAGTTAAGGAAGTCATTAATAGAGGTGAATATGGGATTCTCGGAGCGCCTGGCGCAGGCAATGAAACATGCTGGATATACACAGGGCCGATTAGCCAAAGATGTCGGCATGGCTCAGTCCAGCGTCAATAAGCTACTCAAGGAAGCTAACGGCTCTCGTAAGACTGTTGAGATTGCCTCTGTTCTGGGTGTGCGGCCGGAGTGGCTGTCTACTGGTGAAGGGGAAATGGCTTCCAGTGGCGCAAGAGAAACGACTGCGCTATACCAGGTTAAGCCGTCACTGAATGGGATTTACCGCGTGGATGTACTCGACGTTAAAGCCAGCGCTGGGCCAGGGACCATTGTCACCAGCGACTTCATTGAAACTATCCGAGCCATCGAATACACGACTGAACAGGCCCGCGCCTTGTTCGGTAACAGGCCAGCTACTCACGTCAAAGTCATCACGGTTAACGGCGACAGCATGGACGGCACCATTTCGCCTGGCGATCAGATCTTCGTTGACACCGGAGTAACGCATTTTGATGGTGATGGGGTATATGTCTTTGTCTTCGGGAAGACTCTGCACGTCAAGCGCCTACAGATGCAGCGTGACCGCCTGGCAGTTATCTCAGATAACCCGATTTACGAAAAATGGTACGTCGAAGCCGGAGACGAGGACTCGTTCTATGTAATGGCAAAGGTCCTACTCAGGCAATCAATAGATTACAAACGCTTCGCATAAACACGTATTATGGTTTTTGCGTCTATTGAATTGAGAGCAACTTATCAGTTTTTTTCATTGCGGATTAGCTATTTCTGGTTAGGATGTTTCATACAATTTTCAAAGTGGATGGCTCTATAATGAAATGGATAAAAATAGTATTTGCAGGCTCTTTACTTGTCTCTACTACGACTTTTTCGGCAGAGTGGATCGCCTCTTACGACAACGATGAAATGCGTGGAACAGCAACAAAATTTCTGCAAACTGACTCCGACAACTCTGTAGAGTTTGATTTCCCTTACAATGGAGGATCTACGATGACTTTAGTTCTTCGGTCCCCAAAAACTGAATTGAAGGGTGACCAAAAAGCAGAAGATCTTAAACCTAATGAAGCAATATTATTGATAAGCAAGGGTCAATTTAGTTGCAACTCTTATAATGGTTGCGAGATTTCAGTTAAGTTCGATAATGACAAAATTCACAAGTATAAAATGAGTCCTGCTGAGAGTGGTCGCTCAGATGTCATTTTCTTTGATCAGTCCAACGGCTTTATCAAAAGCATACCCAACCACAAGAAGCTCATTATCGAGGCTGATTTCTATCAGGCTGGGCCAAAACAATTTAAATTCAACCTTGAAGGTTACACGACCCCGAAACAAGGATAACAACAACCCGCTCCGGCGGGTTTTTTATTGCCCCTATGAAGACGCTTTGATTCCCCTCCCATCTCATCAAACACTACCAGCATCACTTTTTTCACTCTCTCCTTAAAAAAATATCGCTTTAACTTTCAATTAATTATCACTTTATCGATGATGAATATCGTTTTGGCGATTGACTCAAATAATCGCTTTAGCTATTGTTAGCTCATCGAAACGAAACATCGACAGCTGAGCGAAGTTAGCCAGCGGCGGACAGCAAGTCGCCTGCTCATTAAGAATTCAGTCAAGCAGCAAATCACCCGGAGCGCTCCTGGCAAATTGAAATGGCGCCCAATGGGATTGAGGCAGGTGTGTAACGCGTGGCGGGTATAGCACACGAAGAGGACTCCGCACCGGAATGGTTTGCTGCTCAGCTCCCGAACATCGGGGAATCAACTTAGAGGAGTGATTCCAATGAAGCAATAAAGCGGACAGACCGCACTTTCAAGCCGCAGTAATGATGCGGCCCCGAGTCTACGAGAGAGAGCCAGACGCAGGTCCGAACTGCGACATACCGCTGGTCAGGGTTAATCGAGGAAAACGGTATGCCGGTAAAGCAGCGCGAACGCCAGACGCGCACCGGTTATTAGCGGCGATGAGCGACAGTAACTCAAGGGCATGAGCGCGGCCACTGCGAGAGTGTGGCGAAGTGCTTTGGGGTGTGGTGGCGGTGTCCTCAAGCGAGGTGCAACGCTAGCAGAGCGATAAGACCTGAGAACCAGCTGGGCCAGTTGTGTAAAGGCCAATACGACAATAGGGCGTTCAGGAAATAAGTGAGATTGGCGACTCAGTGCCAGCCCACCACGCCGACCAAAGCATTTCTCCCGCATCAGCGGGTAACGACTGAGGAAAACTTAATGTCTTACATCACCGAAAATATCCACCTTCTTTCAAACTTCAACGCTGACCCGGCAACTATCGCGAACATGAAATCGCTGGTGTTGCCATGGGCAAAGAAGCGATTGAGTGAGTATCAAGAACTTTACGCCTTGTGCCCGGAAGCGATATTCAGCGACGAAATTGAAACGCTAAAAGTTGGCATAGCAGTTTGCGAACAGAGATTACAAGCCGCCTAACCAGCGGCTTTTTTCATACCTCAGTCGCTTCACCGAGGCGGCTTAGTTATGACAACCGGCGGCCATCCACCGCCAGATATTGCGCAACCCCATTATTAACGTTCGGCGGCGCGGCCTTAAGCGCGGAGATGATTATGAAATACACCATGAAAGTTTACGCTAGCTCTCCTGAATATGGCGCCTACCTTAAAAGCCGATTTGGTGGCGACAAGAGAGGTCAGTCATTTGAATGGGCCGGTCACCGCTGGGCGTACGAAGTCACCAGTTTTGACGATGCCGGCGATTACGACCTGCTTTACCGGTTTGATGACAAACCATATCCAGAAGAGGTTTCAGTCACTACAGATGACATGACGATCCGTGACTACTTCGCGGCAAAGGCTATGGCAGCCATTGTGCGCAGATGGGACGGATATTCGTTTGGTGGCGGCCCGGAATCACCACAATACAAAGAATTAGCCGAAGATGCGTATTGCATTGCCGACGCAATGCTCCGCGCCCGGGAGGCATCATGACTGTCACCCACAACGGCAAGCAGTACACCGCCAAAAAGCTCAACGATAACGAGTGGCAGCTGACGTCGGTATCGAACCCGCGTGAAAAGATGACACTGAACCGCTGGCACATGAAGCTGGCTGGCATCCTGGAACAGGTTGAGGTGAAGGCATGATAAATCATCACCTGCTGCGCGCGGCGCAGAGCAAAGCAGCCATCGCCCTGTTTATCGGTGATGGCGCCATGTGGATGGCAGCCTACGACGAAATGAAGGTTGCCATCGGTTATCCGTGGCATAGAAAAACAGCCTAACCCCCCTATTCAACCGATCGGCCTGGCATTACGCGGGCGGGATCTGCACATCCAAATTTCAGGAGAAACCATGAGCGAAGTAACGGACTTAACTGTCATCGAAATCAAGCCGGAACAGGCGCCAGTGCTTTACGTAGCTGGCGGCCTTGATGCTTATCTCGAGCAAATCCGCCAGGCAGTAAACGAAGTGCCGGACTTGTCCACAAAGAAAGGCCGTGACCGTGTCGCCTCTCTCGCAGCACAGGTGTCCCGCAGCAAGACGGCAATCGAAAAGCCGGGCCGTGAGTACCTGAAGCGCCTGAAGGAGGCTGTGCGTCCTGCTGAGGCGGAAATTAAGCGTTTCGTTGATGCGTGTGACGAGCTGCGCGATGCGACCCGCCGACCACTCACCGAATGGGAAGCAGAACAGGAGCGCATCAAGGCTGAAGAAGCCATGAACGCACTGCACGCCGAAGCGCTGGAAATGAACGAAGAGTTTGACCGTCAGCGCGCCGCGAAAATTGAGGCAGACCACGAAATGGCTCTGCTGATGAATGACAAGTTTGACCGTGACCGCGAAGAGCAGCGCCGCCTGGCGGAACAGGCTCAGCGTGAACGTGACGAGCGACTGAAGCAGGAGGCGGCAGAACAGGCCCGCCGCGATGCCGAAGCGAAGCACAAAGCTGAGATGGAAGCAGCGGCACGCCGTGAGGCAGAAGAGAAAGCTCGCGCTGAAGCAGCCGAACGTCAGCGCATTGAAGCAGAGCAGCGTGCGGCACGTGAGAAGCAGGAAGCAGAAGCCCGGGCGGAAAGAGAAAAAGTTGCGGCAGTGGAAGCTGAGCGTCTGAAAGCAAAACAGGCAGAAGAAGCCCGCCTGACGGAAGAGAAGCGCAAAGCTGATGAGCAGGCAAAGCGTGAAGCTGACGTGAAGCACCGCAAGACGGTCGGCACCAACATCGTTAACGCGCTCACCAGCCACACCAGCTTAACCCGCGAACAGGCTATCGAAGTGCTAACTGCACTGAAGGATGACCTGATCCCCTGCGCGAAAATTCATTACTGAGGTGAACAATGATCCCCGTTGATTTAGCAAGAACACCGGAGCTCAGCCGAATAAAACGCAAGTATCACGTTGTTGAAGCTCTGTACTGGCGCAAGGCCGCTAACAAAAGCATGAAGCGTCATTGTATGCGCATGGCTCGTGATGAACGCATCAATCAATATGACTTTCTCGGCGAGAATCTGCCGTTCTGAGGCGAAGCATGGAACAGAAAAAAGTGTATGCCGCAATCAGCGGCGTAGCCTCTGCGCTTGCAGAGCAAGGTATCAGAAAAGAGAAAAAACAAGGCAGCCAGGTTAACTATGCGTTTCGAGGAATCGACGATATCTACAACGCACTGGCTCCTGAGCTGGTCAAGAATAAGCTTTTGATTCTCCCTCGATATACCGAACGTACATGTGTAGAGCGAACCAGTAAAAGCGGTGGTGCTCTGTTTTATATCACGGTTCGTGGCGATTTCGATTTCGTCAGCACTGAAGATGGCAGCATTCACACTGTCACGACCTACGGCGAAGCGATGGACAGCGGCGATAAGGCAACCAACAAGGCCATGTCGATCGCCTACAAATACGCAGCGTTTCAGGCGTTCTGCATCCCTACCGAAGAAACTGCGATTGATGCTGATGCAGAGGTTCATCACTTAAAACCAGCTGATGCAGACCAGATTCTGGCTGAATTTACGCAGTACGCCGGCGCTGAGAACGACAGCAAGAAACTTCAGGAACAGTACGCATCAACATGGCAACGCCTTAACGGATGGCCTGATCACCAGGCCAAATGTAAAGACGTAACCGGAATTCGAATCAGAGAACTAAAACAGGCGGCATAACCGCCTATCCTATCTAACAACGGGCGGCATCGCCGTTATCGATATGACTCCTGAAAATATCCTCAGCATTCTGCGTAAGGACGCGCGGAACAATATCACCGCGTTCCACAGATGGAAAACTTCAGCAGGCGCACTAAGCCACTCAGAAGGAATCACCCTCAATTACCACGAGCCATATTACGAGGGATGGGCCCCTAACTTAGTGATGCAACAAACATTCATCTCAGGTCCGGCACTGAAAAAAATACAACAACACCTGATCGCTGAGGAGTGGGGAAACGGAACTATCGGCGGCTGCGTGTATCGCCTTAAGGAGAACCAATGAGCGAACTTTGGCAACCATTTGAAAACCTGTTCCTGCATGAGGTTGGGACAAAGATGTCTCGCTCAGAAATAGCGGAAAAGCTTGAGCGCTCAGAATCGGCAATAACTCGCCAGGCATCACGTATCGGCGCGCCGCTTATAAGCAGGATGATCGGAAGGCGCTGGACCAAAGCCGAATTATTCCTTCTCAACCGTTTTACTCCGGAAGAAGTCGCCGCGGCAACCGGGCGCTCCATTTACTCCATACGCAGCAAATTACAGTCTCTGACCAGAGCATCAGGAGGAAAAGTCATGCCTGAATGGACAGCAGAAGAAATTGCATACCTGTGGCGCCACACCAACGCAGAGGTCGCAGAGATTACCGGTCGTAGTATCGAAGAGGTCGGAGATAAGCGTCTGGCTGTGAATATTGAGCGTAATGGCTGGGATGTAAACGACCCGGAGCGGGAGGATGTATGACGGATTTCATCGGCAGCAACACTCCGGCGGATCAGCGCGACCTCTGGCGCACTCCACCAGCACTTTTTGCGGCCCTTGATGCGGAGTTCTGCTTCCAGTTGGATGCCGCCGCAGCGCCACATAATACGCTATGCCGCATATTTATCACCGCCGAGCAGAACACGCTGGAAACGCCCTGGGCTGATTACCTGAGCATTCCCGGCTACGTCTGGTTGAACCCGCCATACAGCGACATCATGCCATTCGTGAAGAAGGCAGCAGCCGAGAGCGCCAATCAGATCGGCACGGTCATGCTGGTTCCGGCAGACACTTCGGTTGGATGGTTCAAGGAAGCTATCCAGACCGCCAGCGAGGTTCGCTTTATCACCGCCGGTCGACTGGCATTCATCAACCCGGTCACCGGTAAGCCAGTGAGCGGTAACAACAAAGGTTCTATGCTCATAATCTGGCATTCGTACCCGCTTACTCATTGCCAGCTCACTTCAGTCGATCGCGATCAGTTGATGCAGTTTGGTCAAAAGCTGATAGCCCGCAGATCAACTGTTCAGAACGAAACAAGTACTGTTTGGCCTGCAGAAGTGAGCCTTGTTTATTCCCAAATAGACAACGTGCAGGAACTTCCCTCTTCCCAGCAGCAGAAGCTAAAAAGGCACATTAATAGGATGTGGCTGGATCGAATGCCTGTGCCTGAAATCATAATTGCAGCAAGTTCGCTAGCCAGCTCAATGGAGAAACACGCGTGAACGAAATTATCGTTGATAACTTTGCCGGCGGTGGCGGCGCGTCCACCGGAATTGAAATGGCAACCGGCCGCAGCGTTGATATTGCCATCAACCACGACCCTAACGCCGTAGCCATGCACACCACAAACCACCCTGATACTCTGCACTACTGCGAAAGTGTGTTTGATGTTGATCCGTTCTCGGCAACTGCTGGTCGCCCGGTTGGGCTCGCCTGGTTCTCTCCGGATTGCCGTCATTTCTCGAAAGCCAAAGGAGCTAAACCTGTCGAGAAAGCAATTCGCGGATTGGCATGGATCGTAATTCGATGGGCTCTGGATGTTGGACCACGAGTAATGATGCTGGAGAACGTGGAAGAGTTCAAAACATGGGGCCCGCTAATGGCAGGTGAAATGCGACCTGACCCGGATCGTGCCGGGGAAACATTTCTGGCTTTCATCGACATGTTGAGCACAGGCGTACCAGCAGATCACCCTGCGCTTCAGGAATGCTGCGAATTTCTAGAACTGAAACCTGATAGCGAGCATGTTCAACGGCTTGTTGCCGGACTCGGTTATGAAGTGGCTTACCGAGAGCTTCGCGCCTGTGACTACGGTGCGCCGACGATCAGAAAACGCTTCTTCATGGTTATGCGCTGTGACGGGAAACCGATAGCGTGGCCGGAGCCAACACATGGGGATCCGAAATCACCGGCGGTTCAGGCTGGAAAGCTGGCGCCGTGGCGCACCTCTGCGGAGTGTATCGACTGGACCATTCCTGCGCTATCGATCTTCGACCGCAAAAAGCCCCTGGCAGTGAATACGCTCAAGCGCATTGCGCGCGGCATTCAGCGTTTCGTTATCGACAGCGCGTCGCCGTTTATCGTGAAGTGCAACCATACCAGCACCAAAACGCATTACGACTGCTTCCGGGGCCAGTCGCTGGAAGAACCGCTGCAGACAATCACCAAAACGCATGGTTACGCGGTTGCCGTACCGCACCTGACTAAGTTCAGAACAGGCGCGACAGGGCAGGATGTCACACAACCAGTCCCGACAATCACTGCCGGCACATCGCGGCGCCCGGGCGGGAATGGTCATGCCCTCGGCATCGTTGAGGCCGCGCTAACACCGTTCCTGGCTGGTAACGGTGGCAGTGAGTACCAGGCAAAGCCTCGCCCGCTGGATAAACCTGCTCACACCATCCTGAAACAATCTCGTGCCTGTCTGGTTGCGCCGGTTATCGCTCGCCAGTTTGGGGCCAGCATCGGTCACCGGTCCGACGAGCCGAGCGCGACGATTACGGCGGGCGGTGGCGGTAAGTCACAACTGGTTTCTGCTTTCCTCGCGAAGCACTACGGCGGCAACTATACGGGGCCGGGCGTCGGGCTGAATGAACCAGTCCACTCGGTGACGACGGTCGATCATCATGCTGTTTTGGCTTCTCACCTGGTAAAACTGCGCGGCACCTGTCGCGATGGTCAGCCCACGAGTGAACCAATGCCGACAGTTACGGCCGGCGGCCTGCATGTCGGGGAAGTCAAAACCACACTGGCGGTCGAAGACTACGACGAACAGCGCGCACAGCAAACGCTGGCGTTCCTGCGTGAATACTGCGGCGAGGAATGCACCGGGATGGTCGACATCGATGGGATAACGTACCGCATCGTCGATATCGGTATGCGCATGCTTCAGCCGCACGAGCTTTACCGCGCACAGGGCTTCCCTGACTGGTACATCATCGATCAGGATTATCGCGGCAAGCGCTACGCCAAAGATAAACAAGTGGCCCGCTGCGGCAACGCGGTTCCGCCACCGTTCGCTGAAGCGCTGGTGCGTGCCAATCTGCCGGAAATGTGCATCACAAGAATTTCGGAGGCCGCATGACGCCAGAACAGGAAAACGCCATCCGCGCACAGGGACGTAAATGCGTCGATGAAATCCGCCAGGCACTTAAAGTCAGACCAAAGCCGAAATGGAATGTGGTAGTGCCTCCGATCCTGAAAAAACATCACCAGAAGATTGCGCATATGGGAATCAGCCTTGTGGCATTTGTCAGCAGCATCGGTCGAATGCAAGGCCGGTATGGAGTGGAATCATGACACCAAACAAACGAATCACCAGGTCGCTATCGCGGCCTTTTTTATTGCTGGCGTTTACCTTCAACCGAATTAACCGACAGTTCCGGGAGTATTGACCATGAACAAGGTCATTATCGATTTATTAGTAATGGATGATTTCACCGACCCATTTATTTGCGGAGTCCGCGGGTCCTGCACCATTGAAGACCTGCAAGCCATTGAAAAGGAAATTATTGAAAACCGCGATGAACGTCTTCCAAAGGATGGAACCTACACCATCGAAACCAGCTTGTTTAAAGGCCAGTACGGCGAATATGGTCGCTGCGAGCTTGCGCCAGGATGGGAGTGGGAAATTGTTGAGTTTTCACCTTTAGATATTCCTGAGGAATAGCCATGGACATCATCGATACCGCAGCAGAGATTGAAGAGCTTCAGCGTAACGCTGCCCTTTCCGCTCACCGAGTAAACCGCAACGCCGTATCAGCAGAGCATTGCGCGGAGTGCGGAGAGGACATCCCGGCGCCGCGGCGCGCTGCCGTTCCCGGCTGCCAGACGTGCGCGGAGTGCCAGAGTGTTATCGAATTGAGGAATAAGCAGAGGGGGATCCAGTGAAAGAGCGCGGAATGATTTTTAATGAGTATCAGGTGCGCGCCTTGCTTGATGGCAGCATGACGCAGGTTCGGCGCCCTATCAAATGGCGTCAGACTCGGGCTACTGAAATTGCAGAGCGCGACGACGGAAGCATGTGGCCATGGAGCGAAGATGCGGAGCACGTGTGCGATTACTGGCATCCATGTCCATTCGGTGCAGTTGGCGATGTTATTTACGTCAGAGAGTCATTTTCACGGCTCGACTCATTTAACTTCTTCGATCCCGCAGTGCCTCATGAAGTACCGGATTTCTGGTATTGGGCCGATGGTGATCCGGAGTGGGGAGACTGGACGCGCCCACAATCTGGCGCAGTAATGCCTCGCGCCGCCAGTCGAATTACCCTGGAGATAACCGGCATCCGGGTCGAGAAACTTCAGACGGCCAATGAATCGGACTTACTGAATGACCTTGGAGACATGCTTGAACACTGCGAAACCGTAGCTGGACGAGCCTTCAACCATGCCGAGCATTATGCGATCGCTGGCGTTCCGGTGGGTCTGTGTCCAGAAATGCACGGCTTTAAAGCGTGGTGGGATAAGACCAATGGCGCTGGTAGTTTCGACTCCAACCCCTGGGTCTGGGTAATCGAATTTAAGGTGGTGCCCAATGTTCAGGATAATCCAGCCTAATACCTGGTACGCCGATCCACACGGCGCGCCGTGCAAAATCCTCCGCGCTACGCACGAGGTCATCCACTATATCCGCAACGGCCGAACCTGCATCGCCAGCATGGGCCGCTTTCAACACGAATTTGAACCGCTGACCAAAGCACAGGCTGAGCAGATCGCCGAAGAAATCGAAACAGCAGAACACCTGAAGAAGCTGCGTGCCCAGCGCGCGGCATGAGGAGAGAGCGTGAAACCTTACGAATCGAAGAAATCACAGTTCACCAGAAATCTGCTCCGGCGGCGCCACGCTGAATGGTCAGAAAAGACCTTCGGCAATGTCGGCCCCATTGGACCACTGAAACACCTTTCGAAAGAAGCGCTGGAAGCTGCCGCCGATCCCGGCGACCTCAGCGAATGGGCTGATATTCAGTTCCTGCTATGGGACGCACAGCGGCGCGCCGGTATCACCGATGAGCAAATCACCGCGGCGCTGGAAGAAAAGCTGAAGGTGAATATGGCGCGCCAGTGGCCGGAACCGAAAGACGGGGAGCCGCGCCTCCACATCAAACCATGACGCAACTGATAGCCAGTTATGAGCTGGCTATTGGGTGCGAAAGCACTGCCTCGTGATCCCTTTTGCCCGGCCCCGCGCCGGGTTCTTTTTTGCCTGGAGACACCCATGAGCGAAATGACCTTAATCGTGCCCAACGACTGGGTAACCAAAGAAAAGCTCGTCGAGATTACCGGACTTCGCCCGGGCACTATCGAGCGGGCCCGCAAAAAATGCTGGATGGTCGGTCGGGAATATCTGCATGTCTCCCCGGACGGCGTGCCGAAGAAAAACAGCGAATGCATGTACAATCGTAAGGCTGTCGACCAGTGGGTTGAGAGCATGTCAAAGAAACAGCCGGGTGCGCGCCAATGAAGATCCGTTTATGCTTAGCGGGCTCTTGGACGTCAGGAGGGAATAATGGCTAAGTCAGCATACCCAACAGGCGTGGAGAATCATGGCGGTACGCTCCGCATATGGTTCATCTATAAAGGCAGCCGGGTGCGTGAAAGCCTCGGCGTGCCGGATACACCAAAAAACAGAAAAGTAGCTGGCGAGCTGCGAGCGTCGGTGTGCTTCGCGATAAAGACAGGAAACTTCAACTATGCCGCCCAGTTCCCTGACTCGCCGAACCTGAAAAGGTTTGGGGTGGAGAGCAAGGAGATCACAGTACTCGAACTGGCGAACAAATGGCTTGAATTGAAGCGCATGGAGATCAGCACCAATGCGATGTCGCGCTATTCATCGATAGCACGCAACATGGTGCCGAGAATTGGCGGTGATAAGTTGGTATCTGCGGTGACACAGGAAGACCTGCTGTTTATCAGGAAGGAGTTGTTAACCGGTTATCACGTATTGAAGACAGGACAGAAGACACCAGTAAAAGGCCGGTCTGTCAGAACTGTCAACAATTACATGAGAACGATGTCAGGCATGTTTAACTTCGCAGAGGACAGTGGTTATGTGAAGGCGAATCCGTTTAACGGTATTTCCATGCTTAAACGGTCACGTACTGAACCTGACCCGTTAACGCGAGAAGAGTTCATCCGGATGATTAATGCATGCACCCACCAGCAGCTGAAAAACATGTGGTCGCTGGCAGTTTATACCGGAGTGCGACATGGTGAGCTTGTGTCGCTGGCATGGGAAGATATCGACCTGAAAGCAGGAACGATGATCATCCGCCGGAACCATACTTTGACGAAGGAGTTTACCCTTCCCAAAACAGAGGCCGGAACGGACCGTATCATTAATCTAATTCAGCCAGCCATCAATGTATTGAAAAACCAGGCTGAAATGACCAGGCTGGGCAAGCAATATCAGGTTGAAGTGAAACTGCGCGAGTATGGTCGTACTGATGTGCATCCATGCACGTTCGTGTTCAACCCGCAGATCGTATCGCGTAATGGCCGGGCCGGGCATCATTATGCAGTGGGGTCGATCAACCAGTCGTGGGAGGCGGCAATGCGGCGCGCCGGGATTCGCTATCGCAGAGCATACCAGTCCCGACACACGTATGCATGCTGGTCGTTGGCCGCCGGTGCAAACCCAAACTTCATCGCGAAGCAAATGGGCCATACCGACGCTCAAATGGTTTACCGGGTATATGGATCCTGGATGGCTGAAAATAACCAGGACCAGGTACTCATCCTCAACCAGAAATTGAGTGAGTTTGCCCCATCCATGCCCCACGCGATGGGATCGAATGGTTATTAA